CTGTAACCGTGGGATAGTTTAGAAACCAGTAGGTTGAGATAGCGGCCTGGCTGTCTTCATCGCATGCCTGAAGTTCTTCATGAACATCTTATGGTTCTGCTGCTTAAAGTACTTGGTGGCGATCTTAGGGGCAGGAAAGAAGCCCTTCTGGTATCGGCTCTTATCGCTTAGATCGATAATTAACTTAGGGGCTTTGCGCTTATAGGTTTGATATAGACCGTGAGGCTGGCTTCGCTTTGACCCTTTAGGCTTGCCAACAAAGTACTTACTTTTGTTCTGGCTCTTTCTCTTGAGAGACCCTCTAGGGATGTTACCGTACTTATTTACCTTCTGATTCGCTGGCTTGACCAAGTAGTCCATCCCAGGGAATGGATTTACTACACCACCAAATATTGTAGTCGCCAGGTATTCTCTGTTTTCCCTGGTAAATACAGCAGCATACAGTCTTTTCTTACTAGCCTTATAGACACCTATACCTGACTTACTCCATCGAGTAGCGCCGCCCTCATAATACTTGTCCATTTCCTTTGTTATCTGCCTTTGCATTCCGAAAGCCAAATCGTTCATGGTGTTTTTAAGGGCAAAAGGTAGCTGCTCTTTCTCTAACTGATTGAGGGACTGCTCGAACTGCTCTATTTTAAATACGAAACTAGCCATCAGAATGATCCAATACTGTAACTATGGGATAGCCGTGGAATAGCCTTCAAGACCAAGTGCCACAAACGCAATCGACAGCCAGACAAACGCAGTCACCTGACATACGCTCGTCCAGCAGATATAGAACTTCCTGCATAGCTACTGTATCTTGATCTATTAGGGCTTCTGCAAACCGCTCAACCAAATCTAAATCAGCATCATGCACATTTTCATCCGAATCTATTCTTATCATAACCAGCCCTCTGAGCCGATTATATCAAACTTCCGTTCCAAATAGGTCTTCAGCCATTGCAGCGAATTCCCTAAATCCTTCATACGGCTGATGAGCTGATAGCTCTTCGACCATGTTTTCTACCTCGTCCTGCCAATCAATAAGCTCTTCTCGCAGCTTATCCCTGGCGACATCAGTAGTCATCATAGAATCAACGATTGCGTCAAACCGGGTAAGCTGATCGGTCAGCTCCCAGTCATGACAATCTCCAAGTACTTTAGATAGTTTTACTACGCTCATGACATCCCCTCTTGGTAATGTGAGGGTATTATAAGCATTTATGTCTATAAAAGGAATGTTCTGTTTATATTAAGTCGTCAGCAGCTACCGCTGTGAGAGATAGAATCACGAAAACTATCATGTAGATTATCACTGTTTGCCCCCCTGTTGGTGTATTAGAGCGGCATTGTATAGAAGATTATGTCATACCTGAAATGCATTCTACTGATTCCATAAATACCAAAAATGCATACTGCAATGTACATTGTAATGTATAAAAAAACCCCCCAGCCAAGTAAAAATCGGTCTGAGGGGTTGAGGGTTAGGCTCGCAACGACATGGAACGCGCCTAGAAAATAGTAGCCCTTATCGGCCCCCAGGGGGCTAGTCTGGGTCAAAGGCAAAGGAGCCTTGGCCTGATCTTATTTCAGCCACCAGTAGATCAATCTGGCGGGAAAAGGCAATTAACCTTCGGCTAGTAATTTAGTATCTCATACCCAATAAACAGAAACAATAAAGATGTCATAGTTAGCAGGTGTAACCTATAAACTATCACTGGCTCAGTCAGCCATTCTCTCATACTGATTCCTAAAGACTGAAACTTAGAGCGCCTTATCGCCTGGTCAGCAAACTTGTTAGCGTCATCAATTAGCGTTTTAACGTCCATTAGTGAACCCCCATGTCTATCTTTTCTTGGTGGATCATATCGATGTAACTATCTTGCACAGCTTCGTGAAGAGTTCCTTCACAGTATAGATAGATACGATCTCTCATTGTCTCGATAAGATCATCTTTAAATATAAGCTCATCAAACCAATCAAGCGCCTCAGAAAAATAGGCATCACCGTCTACATCCTTAGCATTCCTTTCAGCAGCCTCTACTAACATCTGAGACATCATCCCTGACGATCCATACGGGCCGTAGAGCATTGCTAAGGCGAAGTCATATCTATCGCTAATGGTATGGGGGAAAATGTCATCAGCCCAGGTTTTATGCGATTGCAGCCAGGTGCATGTAATCGCGTCGCGAGCATCGTCAGTAAGCTCCATGATCTCGCCCTCCCACATAGGCTTTTCATCACGAATCAACCCAACTATTTCATCCAGTACATGATAGCTCATTAGCACACCCCCAGATTCATACAGTCGTTAAATGACATGTTATGGACAATCGCGATTGCCGTTAAGATCAACATACCTAGCACCATATCTTTGCGCGCAGCAGCGATTTCTTCTCTTTGCCTAATATCCATCTTTACACCTCCACCATTTTAAACTGATAGCGATCAGATAAGAGATGCAACTTATGTAGCCACAATTTTGGATCAGTCTCGTCGTGAAGGTATTGCAGGTCTTGTAAGAGATCAAAAGTTAAGTTGTCTTCATCATCAAAATTTATACCACTAGCCCTCAATGCCATTTCAACTTCTGGCATATCTACAGACTTGCCCTCTATGACAAAGTCATAGGCGCTATCATCAATCAAGCAACCAATAGCGCACATTGCCCCATCTTCACCCCTGTAAGCACACATACCATCTAAATTAGGGATCGAAGACGTTTTGCCTTGCTTTAATAAGTGAGTCGCTGACTTTTTAAAAATATCATCTAATTCCATTTTTTTACCCTTTGTTTGTTCAATGAGGGTATAGAATCTCATAACTGTGGAATAAAGTAAACCTTTTTGTTACATATCCCCTATGCGCCATTCCTCTTCTTTAACCTGCTCCTTCAGCTCACGCGCAAACTGTATCACCTCTTCCCGGTTAAACTTGGGGGATGCCCTCCAGGCTAAACGCTCCATAGCTTTAACTCTGCGCTCCCCATAGGTATCTGCCATCCACTGCCTATATCGTAAAACATAGTGCGCTTGCTTCATGCCCCAGAGGTTGCAGCTAGGGCATTGGGGGTGGATGTTTTCCTCAAATAGCTTAAATACAGTCCTGCCTCTAGGGATAAAGTGACCTCCCTGCATGGCCTTGTAGTGGTCTATCTTGCCGCAAGTAACGCACTGGCAGTATCCGTTATCATCGCTTGCCTTCAGACGCACAAGACGCTGTAGGAGCTTTGCGGCCTTCTCTACCTCCTGAGCTACAGTGGTCTTTTTACGCTTCGGCATCTACGATATCCAAATATTTGTCGGTAAAGTCATAGCCAGACGCTTGCAGGAATGACTGTATATGCTCCAGCATCTCAGGAAGGGTAAGTTCATGGCTTATAATAGTGTACTCAATTAACAAAGGATGGTTTACAAATGGCGACTTATACGGGTAATTTGTAAACTTGTACGCTGGCTCAGTCATCTTTGATTTCTCGCTCGATCAGGAAGTCAATGTAGTGCTTTATCTTTCTAAGTGACTCTACCCCGCCCTTATCCTTCCAGCGAGTAATGTACTTCACAACATTGCCCTCACAGAAATCCATCTCATTAGCCATTATGTACTCAATAGGCTGTATCGACTTCTTTTTGTAGTGGTCGCCACCTACTTGATTTTCTAGTGCTTTCATTCGTAGTCCTCTTCTTCAAGTATATCAATTTCACAAGGCATCCCAATGTTGCAATGAGGGCAAATCCCGTAAGCATTGCCATCATTGCCAATCCAATACTCAAGACCGTTACCACACTTACAGAAAGACTTAGCAGCAGTGACTCCAGTCGTGGGGAAATTAATAACATTACTCATCCTTTAAGCTCGGCACGACGGTCTTTCTGCTATGCTCGCCAGTATTGCAATGGTAGGTAATAGCATGTGCTGCCCTCCAACTTACATAACCACCCCTAGCCGCATAAGCATCAGCCCCAGCCAGCGTTGGGTGCCTCTCAACTATCGCGCCTGAATTTTCGGCAGTTACTTGCTCTTGATGGTGGTAGTGACCTGTGTGGATATAGCAGTATTTAGCCTGTCCCCACATTGACCTGTATCTAGCGTCTGAGCTAAACACCGCAGGCAATGCGCCTATTTTCTTTTTGTGTCCGTGGTGAAAGCCCAGCATTATCTCGCCATGCAGGTGGGCGTAGTATGGAAACTCGGTATCGTCTACCTCTAGCCTTGGGTTGTTTTTGTAGATAACCTTAGCTGCCTTTCTAAGCCACGCAGAGCCGCTTTCGTCGTGGTTGCCCTCGCAGACTATTATCTTTACAGCTTTATGCTTGGTTAACAGTATCTCAACGCATTGCATGGTCACTGACAACGCCATCTCGATCAGCTTACCGTATCTGGTGTCAGCATCGAGAACGTGTTTAGAAATTGGAGTAACTGGTAAAAGGCCATCCCAGTGCAGGAAGTCGCCTTGCAGGTTAAGGATCGCAAGTTCGCTATTCGGTGAACCATCAGCCATTCTAGTAATTGCAGACAGTGCCTCATGCTCTGCTATGGACATATCCCAGTCATCGCCAGTCTCAGCGGCCCAGCTATACATGCCCAAGTGGAAATCCGTCAAGGTGTAAAGGGTAAGTAGCTCTGAGTCATGGCCCTTAGCAGCTTTGATCTTTGGGGCTGGCTTCCATTCGAATCCTTCGATAGCGTCTACAATTTGATCTCTGCTTAAACCTTTGGCTCTCTCCTGTATAACCCACTGCAAGGCTTGGGAGCCATCTTCTTTGTAAGCAGTAGATATTCGCTTTGCTTCAAAGCCCTCTGCGGTCTGGTGAGTTAGGTCTCTGTGCGGAGCTATGCCCTGAGTAGCTGCATACTTCTCTAGCCGCCTAAGCATAACGTCAACGGTTCGCCTGCTACAATCTAACTTCTTAGATGCCTTGTTAGCCGATCCTAACTCAATTACTGCATCGAGTACCTGGTGATGCCTTTCCGTGGTTGCAAACTCCTTTAATACCCTGGGGTCTATCTTTGACATGATTCCGCCCTGTAATTACGTAAGTCATTGATCTTTACCAAATATAACATAAATTGAGTGATTTTGAGACAGATGATCCATGACAGTCCTGGCGACCATAGATACTTCTGTTGTATCTAGTTGCCGGGTACTTTCTGACTTACTAGGATATAACGCAGATTGAACAGGCATCCATATGAACTTTTTAACATTGTCTTGCGTCCAGGGAACCTGTATTTCCTTCTTGAAGATAGAGCAATTAACTATAAACCAGTACCCAGCGTCATTGCATCGATCTGCTATGTCGGTGAAAAACGAATGCATAGCATCATTTTGTTTGAGTGTTCTTGGCTTGCCTAGCTTGTAGTAGAAAGTCACATACTTGTGCTGATTGTACATGTCATCGACAAACTTTTTATAGCTGATTAATTTATGATCACTGTTGACAGTATATTGTTCTGGCATGACCAATCACCTGCTAAACTTATAATTAGGGTCTATTGTTGTTAGCTTTGTACTTAGCCATTTCATCGATAACTCTTCAGACTTAGTCTCTAGCCTAGGAGCGTTTAACACTCTGAGCCTAGCTTCCCTGCAATAACCTCTCATCTTCTTTGCGGCCTCACTCTGTTGAGCAAAGTCTACTACTGGCAATAAGTGATGAGGTTCACAGTATTTCTTACCCTTTAAGCGACCACTGATAGTCGATTTAATTACTCCATTCATTGGATCGTTATCAAACGTCCACTTAGAATAGTCCATGTGGCAGTAAGCCACGCCATCTTTAAAGTAAGGGTGATCGCCCTTAAAAGGCGTAAACTTGCTTGGTTTATTGCTCATAGAATTTCCCGTCATAGTGGTAGAAGCCGACCTTCTGTAGATAGAAGCTACGCATCATATGCTTGTCTTCATCAGGCAGCCAGGTGATGTCTGTCAGGTTTGCATCTATACCTTGCGCTCTCATACTATTCTTTTTCTTTTGGCCGGAGGCCTTTGCTCTGGCGGCCTTTGACTGCTCACCATCTAGCCAAGTGTTGGCGAACTTAAACATCCCGCCTATAGTTTTTCGTTTAGCCTTGTTAGCCTGGCACCACATTGTCATCCTGTCTAACTGACCTTGGACGTTGATGTCGGGGCAGGTCTTAGCCCACCCCTGCATCATCTCCTGTGTTGGCTCCCACTCACTGCCGCATTTAGTGATCATTTGGCATACTCCATTTGGCGACTTTGACCGCTTCTCCATAGCGATTAGTAACCTTAATCATATCAGTTACTATGGAATACCCTTTCGACCTTAACTCACTTATCCTTGCCGGAGCTTCTAGTATTCCCAACTCATCCCAGCAGTTTAACCTGGTTAACTCTTTGCCTTCACTTAGGTAATTTAGGATTCTTTCTCTTTGTGTCATCTTTCTTCTCCTGTGGGGTTTTGTCTTTATTGAATATTGCATCGTAATTACTATCGTATGATGCTTTGTTTGTAGGCCGCTGCTTACTGCCTTTGCCACTCATCTTAATCTCTCGCTTAATACTGTCCAGGCCTTAGCCGCCGTTTGCGGTACTACTCCGTTTCCCAAGAGCCTAATCCTGTCCACCCGGTCGGCACACCCATCAACCACTCGACCCAGTCCGGGTTCAGGTGGCCAGTGCATACCGATCTGCCACCCTCCTTGTTCACTATCACAGTTGTCAGTGATTCCTGAGTTCCCTTCTTGGTTGGGTCGCTCCGATCCTGGTATCCCAGTCTCGCTTCGTGAGCAGATGGTGTCGGCCAATTGGTCACTGCATTCGGGAG